GTTGAACGACTCGGCATCGGCCTTGTGCTTCTGGTAGCCCTGCGTCAGCTCCCGCTCCATGCGGGACACCTCGCCGCGGATCTCGGGATCAGCCGAGGCCCATTTGACTTTTGCGGTCTCCGTAAACCGCGCCGGAGCGTCGCCGGCTGTGTGGCTCGGCTTGGGTGGCTCGTTGTCGGTCTTGGACTCACTGGCGGGCTTCTGTGAGTCAGGCTTGTCAGATGCGAACTTGCCGGTTTCGTCGCGCTTGACCTCGGACTTGACGGGCTCGGTCTTGGCTTCAACCTTTGCCGGGGCCTTGGTGTCGGCCTTCGGCTCGGCTTTGGTGTCGGTCTTGGCCTCCGATTTCACCGGTGCCGGCGCGTCCTTTGCGGCGTCCGCCTTGACCTTGGCCTCGGCCCGGTCGAGCGCGTCATCGATCGAAGGTGCCTTGACCGGCGCCTCCGTGCTGATCGGGTTCGGCGTGGAAACGGCTTCGGCTTCGGGCGCGGAAATGGTATCGGCGGGCGCTGCTGCGCCTCCGTCAACGTCTGACATGAGATTTTCCTGTCTGAGAGGGTGCGTTAGATTGAGGCGCGCTCGCCCCGGTCGTATTTTGCGATGGCCTTTTCAACCGTGTCGCGGATGGCAGTCTCGCTCTTGCGTGGCTTCTTGTAGGGTCGCAGCCGGGCCGGATCGTTGCCGACCTCGACCACGTTGTGCTGCTTGTACTCGGCCCGCATGGCTCGCTTGCTGGTGTGATAAACGCCGGTCACCTGGGACTGCACCGGGTCCATCGTGTCGGACATGACCTGCGGGAACGGCAGATCGGACAGCTTGGGCTGCAGCCGCACATCGAGCGGGCCGTACTTCTCCACGATCTGCCCGTTTCGCATCACGAAAGTCCCGCGCGCCATTAATCAATGCCCTTCATGAGACAGCCCGAACGTCGCCTGTGTTTGTGATGCGTTGATCGCCAGTGTCGGTGATGCGGAAATTATTCAACGGCGGGGGTGGAGTAGTGCCCACAACGGGTATTCCGCCACTCGATACCAACGTGACGGCCGTGCCGTAGCCATTTGCTGCGGCCTCAACTGGCGTTCCATAGCCATTCGCGGCCTCGGTCACAGGCAAGCCACCAAAGGCGACGACAACAATCGGCCATGCCATTACGCGGGCTCCTTGGCTTTGTTCTTCGCGGACTCGGCCGCGATCGCGGTCTTGTCCGCAGTCGCGTTCACGCCGGCCTCGGTCGTCTTGATCGAGTTGTCGGTCTGGACCTTCGTCTGCTCGATCTTGAACTTGAGAGCTTCGATCTCGAGAATGCCCTTTTCCATCTCCTGCTGATGCTTCTGGGCCTCATCGGCGCGTTTGGCGGCCATTGCGGCGATCTGCGTTTGCGTCAGGGCTTTCTTGCCATCGATGTCAGCTTGTCGGGCGTTGGCAGCGTCAATCGCCTCTTGCGTCCTGATTTTGCGGTCTAAATCCTCGTCTTGCGCCTTTGACTGCGCTTCCAGCATGGTCTTTTGTGCGTTGGCGGTCTTTTCCTGCGCGTCAGCCTGATCGGTCTGGGCCTTGGCCTCCGCGGCCTTGGCATCCGACTGCGCCTTGACCTGCTCCGGTGACGGCGGCTTGGGCTGGCTCGCCATCTGCTTCATCTGGTCGGCGAACTCATCAATGGACTGGTCGAGTTCACGGCCGGCGCGGAACTGGCTCGCCACGTATTTCAGCGTGTCGCTCATCAAGGGCGCGATCTGCGGCAGGGTTTCAACCGCCTGAATGGCCTGATTGAGGAAGCCGCCGATCGATGTGAGAAACTCCGTGGCCCGCTGCTTCTGCGCGTCCTCGTCCGGCGAGATGGTCGAATCCGTCTCGATGTCCAGCACGAACGGACGCAAGCCTTGATTGCGGATCAGCTTCACGACCTGATCGATGGTCACGGTCTGCTGTAGCTTCTGGGCCTGACCCTGAAGCTGCTGAAGCTGCTGGTTGACCTGCTGCTGGATCTGTTGCGTGGCCTGCTGGGCCTGCTGCGGGTTGGCCTGGGCCTGCTGCATCACCTGCGGATCGTTGGCCGCCTGCTCGATCTTCTGTTGTGCGGCCGCCTTGATCTGTTGCGCCTGCTGCGCCAGCCCGGCGATCTGCTGCTTGATGTCGGCGTCGGTCGGCAATTCCATCTGCGACATTTCAAGCAACGTCGCGGGCTGGAAGTTCTCGGCCATGATCTCGGCCACGATGCGCGTGATATCGAGCGCGATCCTGACGACCTCGGCCTGCCGATCCTTGATGCGCACCGAGCCGTACTGGCTCTTGAGCTTCTGAGCGCCGAGCGTTTCGGATGCTTCGGTCTGCCCGCGCATAATGTCCGAGATGCCGGTGATCTGGTACACGTCGTCGATCAGCTGCTTGCGCAGTTCCACCAGCTGCGTGATCGTGGCAACGATGATATCGATCGGCAGCCAGACGATCATGTCCTTGGCACCGGAGTTACCGAATGCCGCCCAATTCGAGATGGGCACCATGACCTGGTTGTTGCTGGTCGATTTCAGCGCCGTCTCAATGGCGTCGCCGATCTCACCCGCACCGGCCGGATAGAACCCCCTCACCTTCACAGCTTCCGACAGCGACGATATGCGCGCCGTCAGTTCGTTGATTTCCTCGAGCTGGTCCTTGTAGAAGGCCATGTCCGGCACGGGGATCAGCGAGCGCCGCTGCACCGTGGAATAGGCCGGCTTGGGGCACGGGAAGAAGCCCTGCAACGTCAGATGCGGCGGACCCTCATCGAGGCAGACATCGACGCCCTCGGTCACCCAATAGACGCGGTTTTCCGACTTGCACCAGATTTCCCAGACGCCGGCCTTGAGCTTTGAATTGGCAGCCCCGTTGTCCTTGTCCTCTTTCAGGACGGCATAGGCTGCGGTCTTGTAGGCATCGCCAGATGTGGCTTTGAACCGCTTGCGCATGGCCTTTCGGTCCAGATGCGAGCGCTTGGCTACCCAGTCCACCTCCTCCCATTTGCGGGCCGGATCGTGCAGGAAGTCCTTGCGGTCCACATGCTCGACTGGGGCTTTCTCGACCAAATTACCGTTAACGCCCTTGGCCTCGTAGCGAGCCCACGCCGCGCCGCGCGCCAGGATCGTCAGATCATCACGGATCTGGATCATGGTCGCGTCGATATTGCCCTCACGGAAGGCGGATATCGTGCAGCGCTCCAATAGCTCGGCGGCTGTCCTTGGGAGCGGCCGGCGCTCCTTGAACGTGGGGACGACAACCGGGACCGGAGGCCGTGAATAGATCGACGGGCCGATGACCTGCACGTTGGCCCAGAACAATTGAAACTGCCGGTCGCGATCACTTTGGGCCAGCCGGGCCAGATCAGCATATGCCTTGTCGATGTTGTCCGACTTGGACTGATAGTCGTCAAAGGCCTTCTCAGCCTGCTCGATGGTGGCAAGCCACGCGCGCGATGATTTGAGTTCCTTCTTCTTGCCGTCGCCGGCAGGCTCGGTTACGGCCTCGGTGCCGTCCGGGGCCTCGTCATCATCGTATTCGTCGGTCATCGATTAATCTTCCCGACGATATCGCACTGAGCCACAACCAATCACCGAACCGCTGTGGACAAAATAGGCCGTGCTCGAACACCCCTGCTCCTGCACGGTGACGCTCTGCCGTGGGCCAAGCCCATATGCGTCCTCTCGCTTGAGGATAACCGTTCCAATGCGGATCATAGTCGTATCCTTCATGCGATTTCGTCGGTCATCAGGAAGCCCACGGAGCGCGGGTCTGCTGCTTTGGCGTAGGCTTCTGCATTTCCTCCCAAAGAGCATCGGCGGCCTCGCCCATGTCCAGATGGTGACGCAGGACACGGCACATCTCAGCGATGTCATCGGCTCGCTGCGAGGCGCGCGCCCTGGCTTCCACTTCAGCAAACGAGCGGCGCTTCATAGTCGTATCCTTGTGCCACTGGCGGGCTCGGGCGGCGGCGGAAGAACGACCGCGCCGGGCGGGAGCACGTGTTTCTTTTCAAGAGGCGTCTCGGGTATCGATTTCCACGCCATGGCGAGATACCGGAACGCATCCGCTAAATGGCTCGACCAGTCGTGAATCTCGCTGGCCTTGAATGTCTTCTTCTCGTCGTCCCATTCCCTGCGGTACTGCTCCAGAGCCGATATGCCCTGATCCTCACACCGCGGATGAAACACAGCCCTTCCAAGCGTCGATCGAGCGGCCTGTATGCCGTCCATCTTGGTTGCCATCGGGACAACCCATGGATTGAGGCCGAGGCCCTTCATGGTTTCAACGCGCGTTCGGCCTGTTCCCCATTCCTTGACCTTGGCATCGTGCGGAACGAAGTCTATGCCCCGCTTCCAGCCGTAAAGCTCGGCCCGCTTCTCACAAACATCAGCGTAGTGATCGACACCGACGCCTGACGCCGAATAGCAATCCAGAATGAACACCTGGGCGCCAACGACCTGAAACCACCAAATGCTGGTGTCGTCCTTGACGCCAATGTCCCACGCCGTGTGCACCGCGCGGCCCGCCATGGGCTCGATCTCGGTTATCCGGCCTTCCTTACGCAGCGCAACCATCTCACGGGCATAGAACGCACCAAGGATCGCTGCATTGAACGAGCATTCATATTCCTGCTCGAACTGCGCCCGGCCCACGTCCTCGCCAAACAGCGCGACATACTCTTTCAGGCTCTCGTCAAGCTGCTCGGCGCTCAGCGCCTTGGTGTCGTGAATCGTCGAAAGCTCGGCAAACCACTTCGGATTAGCCTTGGCCATGTCATACATCGACTTGGCGTGGTTGCGACCGCGGGGCGTTGTGATGAATGTCGCCCAACCGTCGTTTTCCTCCATCATGGGCCTGATATAGCCCCACGCCGAGGGATTGCAGAGCGCCCACTCCGAGAACACCACGCCAGCAACACCAGCGCCAACAAGGCCGTTATAACGATCAGATCCGATAACCTGCCAGGTCGAACCATTCTTGAACCGGATGAACATCTCGTCATCGACGGTCTTCTCTCGCAGCTCTATCGGGAACGCCTCGTCTATCCTGCGTGTGCCAGTATGCGGGTTGACCGCGTTCCAAATGGCTTTGCGGGCCTGTGTGTATTCCGGCAGGCAATGCCAGTATGTCGCAACTCGCTTATGCGCCTCGATCGCCGTATGGTGCAGGATCACGTCGTCCTTGCCCCAGCGACGATGGGCTATCTCGACCGCCCGCTTCTTCCCCTCGTTTTGCAGCGCATTCCACAATGGGAACTGATATCGGCGCGGCTGCCAATTGTTCGGCAGTTCAATGGTTGGCAAGGCTGAACTGCTTCACGACGATTTGCAGCGGCCCGCCGTCAGTCCCGCCTACCTGAACGGATTGCAGTTTGGCGTGGACGTATGAGGCCGCAGCCTTGGCCATGTCATCGCGCCTGTCGTGGTCCACAGTCGCGTCACGCATTACCCGCAGCATATACTCCAGCGGCGTCTCGCCCGTCTCGGCGGCCTTCCTGCGGGCCTCCTCGTTGGACTTATTCGCTGTTCCCGGCTTTCGACCGGCGTTTGCACGCTTGCCGCCCCGCGTTTGATTAGTTTGATTATTTTTCAATGTCACAGTGGCACATAGCGTTTGAGGCTATGCTCCCTGGTTGGTATCCCGATCTGAATTGTCGCGAACGCGCGCTTTGAGCGACTGGAACAGTGCGTTGCCTTTGAGAACCTCGGTCGAGTCTATCTCGCGTTCTCGCCTGAGAACGACGCCCTTCGCGAAGTCGCTGGTTTCAACAACGATCTTCATGAGCCGATGGTCTCTCTTAAAACTGAAATGGCCTGCTCGGCTTCCGGTGTCCGCGGCGTGTCGTCAACAATGGTGTACGGAGCCACCACGAACTTGTCGGGCCCGCGCTTGGCTACAGGGCCAGCATCGGGCACGCACTGAATAAGCTGGTCGATCAGTGAGCTTGCCATGGGCGCCGGAATACCCGGTTTGCCCTTGCGGTGCTTTTCGAGCGCGGCTCGGTAGGACTCGACGGCTTGGGCGAATTGGTCGGCGGGACCCGACAGGGAAAGGGGGATCTCGATCATCACGCATAATCCCCATCAGGCGCGCAGTATTCGCTCGGCGCCGTATCAGCCGGCTTGAACGCCTCATCACTCAGGATTTCAGCCGCCATTTGCTCAAGGCCTCCCTTCCAAAACGCCCTATCGGCTTTCTGGTTGGAGCGGGGGAGGAATTGGAGGATGTTGGCGGTCATGTGAGTGCCCGTTTTTCTGCAGGAGACTTGGGGGCTCTTCGTCCCCTCAAAGCAAAACCCGCCAGCGGATTTCTCCGGGCGGGCATAGCAACTCATCATCTATTTCTGGACACAAGCCGCCCGGCGGGTGACGCGCTTGTCCTCGAGGGAGGCGCTCTATGACCGGCCAGCCACGATGAACATCTGATTTGGTTCCCCATGTCATTTAGTCCTTTGTTAAAGTCCCGGTCTCATCCCGCGCAAAATCTTGACAGCGACTTTCCACGCTTGGCGGTACAGTTCGTTGCCGTGTTGCTGTACGATGCGCCGCTCGGCTTCCTCAAGCGTGCGCCTCACGATGTCATCGCGCTCGATGTCCTCCAGCGTTCGGACTGGCGGCCGAAAGGAATGCTCTTCAATGTGGATCACGCCGCCCTCACGTTGTTCTCATGGGTGTAAGCCCACTTTCCGCGCGCCAGAAATTCCAGCTTGCCGTTCTTCCGTCCTCGGATGCACGCCATCAAGTCAGCGAACTCGCCTTCCATGATCTTGACCAGCGCCCCGGTCGGAATACGGTTCTTGCGAGTGACGAACTTGCCGCCCTCGTAGAACTCGCCCGTCTCGTTCGTTACAAAGTCCCACTCCCCGGCCATATAGCGCTCACGGAATCGCCAAACGACTTCGGCGGGGATCTTGGCCGGCGCCCCGCTATCGCCCGTCAGCAACCCCTCCACGCCGTTCACGCTGCGGACCCGGAAGAACTCGCCGTCAGGGATTTCCACGAACACATACCGGCCGAGGATCGGGTATTCCTTGGCCTGCTTGGTTCTGGCGTGAGACACCCACTTGCGGAGCTTGGGCCAGAACGCGCGATAGCCGATCGCGGCAAGGCCAGATTCCGCCCGGCGCTGACAATTCGGATTGGTGATTGCGATGTACCAGGTCATGCTCGCCCCACGATTATTGCCCCTTGAAAATTAGAGATTTTGGATAGTTCAACTTGACCGCTGCGGACGAGACACTAGCGCAGCGGCTAAGTTCGTCGGTCAGGAGCGATCAACCGTCGCCTTGAGATGCTCTAGCTTTGCAACAAACAGCGGGGCCATGTCCTTGATCTGGCCCTTCTCGTCGTTGCCCAGACGGTCCCAATCGTCGAAAAGTGGACCGATCTCGTTCAAGGCTGCGTCAAAACCGCCAGCAAATGCCTCCGGTACACTCTTAAATCCGCCGCTCATGTGATCTTCTCCATTCAAAGAAATGTCCCACTCGATGGCCTCATTGCCACAGAGGTCACACCAACCATCCATATCCTTCGCTCGATAGCGCGCTCGCGTCGGGTGGACGTAATATCCGCCGCGATAGCTCCAGCCTGCGGCCTTGGCTAACTTCTCACACCCACGCCGTCGCCCTGCTTCTTCCGGCGAGTCACTTCGATATTCGGTCATGCCGCCCTCGCTGCCTTCAGAACTTAGCCCGCTGGGCCTATGTTTGCGCCCGGGCATTCAAGTTGAACTATCCCAATTACTTCTCTACGATCTTCAGGCCGGCTCGATCGAGCGCGTTCAGGATATGATTGGCCGGAAGCCGCTCCACCCAAAAAAGCGTGGCAGCTCTGTTTTCAACGTCCTTCGGCTCATCAAGCTTGAGCATTCCGAGATGAGTGAAAATATCCACCCACCTTTTCTCCAACCCACCCCCGTGACCGTCCCACAACTTCTCATCAATAAAGCGTTCTGCCTGTTCTCTCGTCATGGTTCATTGCCCCTGTTGGTTACTGCATTCGTTGAAGGTTTGGGATCGACTGCGCAT